TGATAAGTCCGCCATAAGTTAGCGTACCTATTCCAACATAAGCACCTAAACCAGCCATAGCACCAAACGCACCCATTCCAGTAGCAACTAATGCAATTCCAAGCCCTATTTTAACTGCCTTACCCATTATTAATCCTCATTATCAAACAATCCTTATCTAATTTGCTATGAACTATACGGTCTAAATCTTCGCTATAAACCCAATAAGTAAACTGATTAATAGCAACACCAACAGACTTACGATTTAATACTAAATCATCTTTTTTAGCAGTCTTTACTTTATAGCAAAAACTTCTGAAAAAGGCAATATGGTCTTTGCGCACTAAAAACTTCTTTTCATCTTTAACAAAGACATTCATATCTTCAACCGTCCAGCCATCCCATTCTTGCGGCAACGTATAACGCAAGTTTAGGTATTTATACGCAGTTGTGAAGCAATTATTTCGCACGACCCCAATACATAAAACCAGTAACAGAACCAACAATAGATGAAAATTCGTTTTGATTGTAAGTGAAAGACGGGAAAGGTTTACTCCAGTGAACAAACTCATTTGTAAGTGTGCCAGTCAACACTTGAGATGTGGCACTAAATGTATCAATTACACCCTCAAACAATGTATAAGTATCTTTCACAACTGAACTAATATCTATCCTTGGATAAGTAGTTGCTGCTTCATAATGAACCAAGCCATAATCATAATTACCGCCATCAAGTGTTTGTGATGGTGGTGTATAAACAACCCTTGTTATCTTTGCTTTATTGTTACGCCATTCACTAGCAATTGCTTCTGTTGATAAAGCACCATTAATATTATCAATAGATACATTGATTGTATCAGATGACATAGAAAAATCTTCAACTAATCTATCAAACGTAATGGCTAAAGGAGTGTGTTCATTAGTACCGTCAGTTACAAATATATCGTGGTCTGTGAAATACAATATCTCACCAGCTTCACCAACATTGCCGTCTAAGTCTTTATCCATATGAAATTCAAACAGATGTAGAATCGCCAACTGGTCATCTGAACGAACACTATTGGTTATTGTTTTACTCACTATAACACCTCAATTATGTCTGCTTTACAAGTATATAGACCATCAACACGTTTGTCATATTTAAATGAATCGGTCATAAATATAGCATCGGTTGTGTCTGAAGTTCCATATCCTAATTTTGGCATACCGAATTTACTCATAATGCCGCCACGTTGGCGATAGTATTTTAACAATTCAAGAAAATCAGATTGTTGCAATACCCAAGATAAAGTCCATTTCTTACGCAACCCACCTTTGTCATTAATATGTCGTGCTGACTGCCCTATATTTGAGAATACAGAGTTGTTTATATATTCATAATCAATCTGGTAAGGTTGAGCATAATTCGTCATTAAAGACGTAAATGTCGTGTCAGAAGAAACTACTGGTGAATATGTAGAGGTTTGGGCGAACGCATCTTGATACTGCGTAAAGTTAAAGAATACAGATGTAATTAATTTAATCGTACCAGTATATTTAACATCAGCACCAACCTTAAACTTGAACTCTTTAAATGCCCACACACTAACATTATCATCATCTAAATGATTACGTCTTGGGTCTATTAATGATAAATCCTCTTCGTTCGTTGTATCTAATTCAAAGGTATGTGAATGATTGTCTTGATACGCATCTCTAATACTGTCAAATGTTGTTTGAGTAATGTCCTTATAGCTAATAGTCATTTCAATAGCTGGAATTGTATTACTAACTATTCGTTGATTCTTCCCAGAATTAAACTGTATGGCACTACCTTGCTTAGTCCATTCTTCTATTTGAACGTGTCTATGCTTATACAGTAATGGCGTAGTTAAGTTTGGCATTGCCATTAGACCACCTGTTTAATAGTACGTCTAACAGAGCCATTAGATGTCAATGATGCGTTGATAATGCCCTCAATTGTACCTCTATTATTAACAAGATAACTATTAAATGAATTGGCATCAATTGCTTGAACATTGAAGTTAATCTCAGCAGTTGTTACTTGCCCGCCTTGACCACCAACAGAATAACCTTTGTTCATAGCTTCAATGGATTCTCTATTCTTAGCAGCGCCACCACGGTTAATAACAGCTTCACCGACTTGTAGTTTAGCTAATCGTTCATCGCTTCTAACGCCAGTATGGAATGATGGAATTCTTGATTTACCAATAGCACCGCCAGTATGTTTAACTTCAGCAGTACCAGTATGAAACCCTAATCTACCAATCAAACCAACAATAGCCTCTCTTGCTTGGATTCTAATTAGGTCGGCAATAACGGCACGAGCCATATCTTTGAAAGAAGTCTTAACGCCCATAGCCATATTAACAAAGGCATCTTCCATACCTTGAGCAACTTTAGCACCAGTTTGTCTTAAAGTAACCGCTTTGTTATTAGCATCTTTAACGTAATCGCCAAAGCCTTTCTTCATCTTGCCCCAAGCACTATTGGAATCGGCAACTTCTTGAGCCTTAGCATCTGCGTGGGCTTGCTTGCTTTTGTTTATTTGCTGTCTTGATTCTTCAAGAGCGTCACCGTGTTTTTTAATACTCGCAATTTGCTTGTCAAGCATATCAAGTTGTTTTTTAGCACCCTCTAAGGCAGAACCAGTCAATATATGTATTGACGCCATTATGTCTTTCTTCTGCTGTAATGCGTAACTCAACTGTTCTTCAGCGGTTTTTTGTTTGTCAGTACCATCAACTAACTTGGCTTGTTTATCAGTCCATAAACCAAGCGCTTCAAATAACTTTGGAATATCCTTTGTTAATGAAGTAACGCCAGCAGTAACAAATTGTAAGGCAAGTGAGAACGTATTTAAAACATTTGTAACAAGACCAAAACCACCACTTTCACTACCAAGAACAACAAGGCTATGACCAACATCTGTGAATGCCTTATCCATAGTGCCAATAACTTTGTTTAAGTCTTTATATTTAGAAGCGTCCATTTGTGCTTGTGATTTCTCAGCAACCTCACCAACAAGAGCCATCTTTTCAGACCAAGATTTAGTTTTTAAATCAAGGGTATTAATATCTTCGCCAAGAGCGGTATATTTCTGTTCAAGAATATCAACAACAAAACCTTGTGCTTCACCAGTTTGGGCAAGCATAATCATATTGTCGTTTAATGTTTCAGCGTTTTCGTGTGGGAATGCGTAACCAAGAGCAATAGATTGCTTGGCTAAATCTTTCATCTGTTCTTCTGCTAATCCAGCAGTTTGAGCAGACTTTAAGAAGCCAGCAACTTGTTCAGCTTGAATGTCGGTTGCTAATGATACTTCTTGCGCCCAACGCTTTTGTGAAGCCGATAGACCAATAGAAGCACGTTCAAACTTAGCTGCTTCTGATACAGCCTTAACAACTGAAGCGCCAACAGCAATCCAACCTGCTCTCATACGAGTTAAAACACCATCAACCTCTTTACCAGTTGCTTGTGATTGTCTGCCTAATGCTTTAGTCTTTTTCTCAACACCTTTAATTGCTTTCTCGGCTGGTTTACCTTTAGCAATTATCTGTATTTCAATCTTTTCAGTCGCCATTATCTACCTCTTTGTTAGCATTAATCTTGTATGCCAATAGTGTACCAATTTCGGACATTGGCAATGAGTTAATTTCAGAGATGGACTTATTAAGTTCAAAAGCAAGAAACGCCTTAGCCTTTAGCCATTCATCTTTTTTAACGCTTCTTGTTGTTCTTCAATGATGTCAGATACAGACTTTAAACCCATCAAAGCCGATAAATAGCTTGATGATTCATAGGTGATAGTATCTTTAATCCATTGAACTTTGACTAAATCATTAAAAACACGTTCGCCCTCTTTTGTAAGTAGCTGAAAGTAGATAATATGCGCTCTCAATAACCCATCATCATAATATGTCAAATCAGTAGTTGAACCATCGGCTTCTTTTACTGTTTTAACTTTCTTAGATAATTCTAATGCGTTGTCGTGGTCTTGCCCAGACATAACACGATAATAGACGTGGTGAATCTTTCCACCAACTACCATATCAGCTGAACGAATATCAGTACCTTCTTTTTCTAATGCTTTTAATAATTTATTCATAGTTTCTAAATAAAAAAAGGGGAACTTAATCCCCTTAAAATTACGCTATTGTTAGTGCGCCAGTACCTTCAAAATTGAAAGTAACTTCCACAATACCATTAACATCATTTGTAACGCTTTGACTTGTAATGTTTGCTGATCCACTATACTTATCGTATGAGCCAGTTCCACCGCCAAGTTGTAAATCTAAAGCAACTGTACTACCAGCAGTTAAGCCAGTTTGTAAAGCACCTTCAGCAGTACCACTTGCATCAAAGATTGCTGTAATAGAACCAGACCAACTATTTAAAGTTGCTACAGACTCTTTCCAACCATTTGAACCAAAATCAGTAGTATCAACAGTTTCTTGATTGATGTCTAAAGAAAACGCTTTCGCATTACCCATAGCACCAGAAGCAACTGTTACACTTCCCTCGTGTCCTTTAATAGCCATATTAAACTCCTTGTTTTATTGTTGTAAATGTAATCAGAAACCCGCGCTCTTGTCTTTCAACATTAGCCGTAAGTTCATCATAGCCACGCAAATCAATTGTGTAGTCTGGGTCAACATAACCAGTTTCAATATAAAAATCTCTGAAACCAGTTGTGCGCCCATCATCTAAAATAGAATGAATCTTTTTGTCAGTAAATGTTTTATCACTCAAAAACAACTCAAATATTTCGTTAGTGTTGTAAACAGCACGTCCAAACATTGATAAATCTTCATTTATTTCAACAGATTTGTCTAACTCTCTGAACTCACGATTATTAAGCGTGTCGTTCCTTGTCAATTTATAGCCTTTTGTTTTTAACAGCGTTATCATTTTGTCAATACCACTTGATTAGATTGCTTCTTTTCCGCTTCTTCAATCGTACCATCTTCATCAGTATCATAATCAGCCTTTATAGTGGTCAACTCACTTTCGTAGTTTTCCTTAAAGACTAAGTAAGATTCGTGATAAATATCATCAGTATCAGCATCTTGACGTTTAGCCATACAGATCAACTCTAAACACTTGGTCAAATGAAGTTCTTTCACTTGGTTAGTTGTTAAGAATAAATCAATGTCTAAGCCTCTATTACGCATCTCATTCTTAATAATGTCATAAGCACGATTAATATAAGTTGTGTAATCAAGATAAACAATACCAAATCCAGTAGATGAATCCACCGCAGTTGATACCGCACCGAAACCGAATGTACCAGTTGAATCAGTGTATGAAGTAACAGTCGCATCAACACCAGCGTTATCACCAGTAATAAAGCCAATAGTAGCACCAACTATCTCTGCTTGTACAAGGTCAGTTAAACGACCAGAAACAAGAGTTGTAGTTGAGCCAGAATCAGCCTTTTCATAGTGGTCAGCTAGTATTGGTAGTGCCGCAATGATGTCTGCATTTTTAAGCACCCAAGCCATTGTTATACCTCGCTAAATCTATCTACTAATTCTTTCATAGAATCGTAGTGTGATTTTTTAGATAAAGTAACGATATCACCAACCTTATAGGTGTAGATACCGCCATCAATGCCGTGAGAACCATTAATCAATGCTTTCAATTGATGCTTAGTAGCCTTTTTAGCTACTGCCTTTTTAGCTACCTTGCTCATGATTACGCTGAAGTAATTACTTCTAATGCGTTCTGGTCAATTACACCATACTTCAAAATTCCATGCCAACCTACGTTGATTTTTCTTTTTAAATTATCATTACCTTCAGCAATAACAAGCTTAGGACTCATAGCAACAGCTTTACCTAGTGCGTTCATACCGAAACAAACAACTTTACCAGCAGTAACGTTAGAATCTTCAACGATAGTGAAACCCTCTAAAGCACCAACAACACCAGAAGTCGCTTGACCAATGTCTGTATTTTGAGCAATAGTGATGTAATCACCTTTAATGTCAGATACTTGTGATGGATTAATAAACGCAACGTAACGACCATCTGGGAACTTAGCAATACCATTATTAGCTAGAGCAGTATATCTACCACGTAAATCAGCAGCAACTAAAGTACCAGAAGTAGCGGCGGCAGTTGTGCTTGTACCAGCTTCAAGAGCAGCAAGACCTAACTTGTCGGTTGTTTCACCAAGGTTTACACCAACTAATTCAGCAGATGCTAAGTCAGCTTTACCAGCAGTAGCAAT